GGGAGTTATAGCAGAGAAGTTTGAATTTTGCGAGGGTGTGATTTCACCCCAAACAAGAACTGATCCAACTGAACCCGTAGCCGAAAGACCCGTCACGTTAGCATTAGCGTCACCAACCGAAGTGGCTGTACCAACAGAGGCTGTTCCCGCAGATGGTCCTGTGACCGTAACTACCGCGCCAACTGCAACAGTTCCAACAGCCCCTGTTCCTGCCACGCCCGTTACAGCGGTATTTACAGGAATATTGCCAAACCCCGCTATGGAGTCATTAGCTAGTGGGGCAAACCCTAACATTAGCTAGGCTCTGTGGGCCAATCGCCCCCGCTACCGTTTATATTTGTCCCTGTTAGGTTGGGCCAATTGGCGTGTGTGGTAATATCTCGCAGGGCAGTGCGATACGTTGACCAAGCAGACGGCACAGAACCACCAGACTCTAATGCTTTGGTAACCACCCAATCACAACTAGCCAACCGCTTGTTGCGCTCATCACGATTTCGCTGCGCTGCCGCTGCGTTTTGACTTGCAACATAAGCAGTCTTTTCACTATCCGTCATGTTTACAACACGGCGTGTGTACACCTTGCCGTCTTGTAAGTATGGCGTAACAACTTCGCTCTTCTGCGTGGCAGGGTCATAGGCCAAATACTTCACTACATCTACGCAGGAATGATTAGCCATCCACGTTGAGTCTGGGCCACCTTTATAAAACCGAGTGTTTGGAAACAACGCAGTGTGATCCCCAACTGCAACAATCGTACTGCCACTTAATTGTGCTATCATCATTGTTACTGTCCTTTATCTGCAAATGGTTTTGCCGGTGCTGTGAAGTTACTGGTGTATCGGGCAAAATCACTGATACGAAAATCATCAACATAACCATCCCATCCGAGAGATATTGCACCGCCACTTGGCGCGCCAGAAGACTCGCCGCCAATAATAAAAATGTTATTTGTTGCGACGAATGCCGTGGCATCCGTGACCGTTGTGCTACTAGCTGTCCCGTTCAGATAGCATTTTATAACGTTGCTGGTGTCACGAACCAGTGCAACGTGATGCCAATTGTTAGCTGAAAATTCACCGCCCGTAAAAAAATTAGTATACCCAGTTGATGTGCCAATTCTGTAAATTCTTAGGGTATTTCCATTGATCCCTAGTTCTAACCTGTACTGACCCAAGCACCACAAAAATGCATTTCCTGTGTCATCGGCTCTTGCCCACGTTTCAATACAAAATGGACCCGCTAAATTTGGTCTGTTTGGCAGATGAACAAAATCACCCGTGCCATCTAGCAGCAATGATGTATCACCAAATTTAGCCTGACCTGTGCTGAGTTTTGCGTTGCCAAACAACGTCATATTATTTTGAGCAGCACTGTCAATAGCCTGTGCATCTTTCATGTTTAACAATAGCTTGGTATTTGAATCTTGCACAGCTAATGGACTTGTTGGAACTGTAATATTATTCGCAGTGTATTTAATACCGCTAGAAACCCTAATGTCCGCAACATAACCCGTTAGTCCGTAACCAGAACCCCAATTAGAGCCAAGTGTACCAATTTGCATGGCAACATTTTCGGCGTTACCACCAGAATATCCTGTAGCACCAGTAGAAACACCATTATGCCATCCTTGTATAAAAGGATAACTTGAATTATATACGCAAGCAAAATAGTTCCAAGAATTCCTAAAGATAGTTGGACCTCTTTCTACAGTGCCTCCCATTTGAAATGTAAATTCATTGCCTTCCATCCCAAAAAAAGTTCTTGTTGAAGAGCCAGAAGAACCTTGCGAAATAACAGTTTGACCCGCCCCTGACCCAGTCATATAATACCAACCCTCCAAGGTAAAACTACCTGTGGGTATTGTTTGTGCTGGCATTTGTAAATAATCACTATCTCCTAATGCAAGGTAAGCACTAGCCCCGTTTACTGTAGGATCATACACTGCGCTGGTCAGGAATGGGCCAAATGCTGTGACTGCTGATGTAACATAAGGCGTTACAGTGTGGCCTGTTGCAGAGTTATCAACAAACCTGTTTGATTGACACGTTAATAGTTTGGTATTTGTGATTGCAGTTAGCTTGCTTGTCGGTGCTGTGAAATTACCAGTGTATACACCCGTCCCTTTTACTACCCTTACGTTGCTAATTACGCCATTAAAATATTGCCCGTCAGAAGCCAGTCGCCAATTCGCAACATTCATTCCGCCGGGGCTTGATATGTCACTTGAAACAGTAGCTGATTTTGTTTCACTGCCGTCTAAATAAATTTTTAAGGTAGAAGAAATCCTAACAACGGCAACATGATACCATTGGTTTAAATTGATAGTTGTAGAGGATGATATTGCTGCGTTATTATATACCCCTAATAGATCATCATCAATATAAAGACCTATACTGCTTGTACTACCTGAGTTATTCCCAAACGTAACTAAATATTCGTATGAGCCAACGTCTCTTTTAAAAAAGAAACACTCAAACGTAAAATCTCCTGTACCAAAGTCAAAATCTGAACTTGCAGCCACTTGTAAATAATCACTATCCCCATCAAACGACACGCCCCATTCACCGTCAGGCCGAGCAAATGGCCCAAAGCTACCTTGCGTTATATTGCCAGCATCCGTCACTGTATAGTTATTTGCAGAACCATCATCAAAGGAATTGTTCACGCCATTGTTACTGCCGTCAAAATGACTGAGGAACGAAACGCGATTGAACTGGTCGTCTACTGGGTCACCAGCCGCACCAGAAGCGTTGGCCCCGAAACCTAAGACGTTATAACCAAAACCTGACATTTTATCCCCTACGCATCGTTCGCTGCATCAGTCGTGAATAACAATTTGACACCCAATAACCGAGCATCTCCTGTTTGAGTGTCCGCACTAATGTCCCTGTTTATTTGAAAGAAACACATATCCGCCGCAGCGGGACTTCCTGCGATTGTTACTGCACCACTTTCTACACTTACCATTAAATCATTTGATGTGCCAGAAAAGGCCAACGCCGTTGTTGCTACCTGAGTACCAAAAGCTGTATTTATACTTTCATCGCTTGTTATAGCCACACCCGCTAATTGCCATGCTACCGTGCCCGTATTTGTCCCTGTTACCGTCCAGAAAGGTTGAAAGGTCACAGTGCCTTCGTTCCAACTTTTTGGAAAGGCTACACTAAACTGAGCAAAGTCATCAGCCCCGTCAGCAAAGTCCAACACCTTGAGATCAGGGCGAAGAGCCGTTGTCTCGACTTGCGTTAGATCAGAACATGGATTGGTCGTGCTGGGATACATAGCAGTAGCAGGAACATAGATGCTTTCTTTGCCTGCGACTTTAGCCGCAACACCACCAACTGTAAGCCCATCTGTTTCTAGCGTTCCATCAATATCTGCGTTGCCAGAAATATCTAGCGTAGCCGCGTCTAACTCACCTGAGATAGTGAGATTTCTACCACCTGTTAAATCTTTGTTGCTGTCTACAATTACAGCCTTACTTGCCGAAACTGTTCCCGCAGATATGCCATCTACTAAATTTAATTCCGCCGCAGTAGACGTAACTGCGGTAGAACCTAAAGTGAACTGACCTTCAGGAACAATAAGACCCGCTGCACCACCGAGAATTAAATCGTCTGCGCTTGCATCCCACTGCATAAACGCACTAGCCGCATCTCCGAAGAACTTTACATCGTATCCCGTATCATCAACGCCTACCGTTAAGGTAGCGTCTAGCTGAACTGCGCCATCAATATCCACAGCATCAAGGTTGGTCGTTCCATCAATATCTATGTTGCCGCTAATATCTAAAGAGCCGAAAGTTCCAACACCTGTTGTGGTAATGTTGCTTGAACCGTTATTTATTGCGCCAAACCCAGATGTAATAGACCCTGAATTTAATGCTCCCGTAGTTACAATATTACCCCCGCCTACGCTGTGGCTAGAAAAGTAAGTAGATACCGTGTCTACGTTGGTCATACGCATTGTGCCAGCATCGTTGATTAGAATGCCGTCACCGCTTGCTACCGCCGTGGTTCCCCTAGATGTACCACCATCTATTAGGTTAATTTCCGCAGTGGTAGTTGTAACCCCATCAAGAATATTAAGTTCAGTAGCTGTTGAGGTTACTGCTACATTTTCATTAATTTTAGGCGCAGTAAGCGTCTTGTTTGTAA